GTTGTGTATATTCTCAATATAGCAGTCGCAATTGATAAATCAGCTTCTTTAGCTAATGTCCATGCATCGTAAATTTGATCCTCTTTCTCCATTGCTTCCCTTGCTTTTGCTAAAGGATTTAATTCTTCAAACACAGTCCCTTTGTCGGGATGAAGATCAAGAAGCCATTGCAATACAACATCTTCTTTAGGGACAAATAATACACCATCAATTAACATGATTGGTGTAACAATTGCATTCCCATCTTGTTCATCTTCAAAAGGGCTTTTCTGATTTGAAGCGTACCTCAATGCTCTTTGGATACCATTCTTTTCATCATACCATAATAAGGGTTTATTCTTAGTATGGCGTGAAGCCAAGATATAAGAGATCGGTTTCGATTCCGTTTTTAACACATACGTTCTATCTTTTTTTTCTAATGTGTTTACAATTTTATGTTCTAATTTGTTATCTATCATTTTTGATATTTTTTTGAGATTAAATTAAATTGGATTAATGATATTATTTGGATTAGTTGTTAAAAATTACAAAGTTATTAGCACCTAATACGCATAAGCAACGCTCTGACAAGTAGTTTACTGACATAGCATCTACATTATCTGTTGTTGCGCCACCTGCACCCCCTGTTACCCATGTTTTCATTTTACGATCTTCTACTTCAGTAGCACGATAACGTACATGAAGGAACGGACGTTTTACATTCTTGCCCATTACTTGATCGTAAACGTTCATAGTACCTGCGGGAACTAAAATCCCATTAACTCCACCTGCGGTAATATCACCACGTAATGTAGCGTCGTTTAAGTACTTCCAATCGTTTTTGTACATATCATAGCTACCTCTACGGAATCCTGTAAATCCAAGATTTAAAGCCATGTCTTTGTCGTTATTAAACAATCCGAATGAAGTACCATTAGCACCGTAAGAATTTTGTGCAGCCAACATATCATCTGTATCTAAAGAGAACTGACGATTCATGAAGATTACATTTTCTTGAATTGCACCTTGTTTGTCTAATCTTTGTAAGACAACATCCCAATCTTGTAAAGTCGTAGGATTCCCTGCTGACCAAACATTACCACGATTGTTAACTTCATAGAACAAGCCTTTTGTACCTGCTGCTGTTGAGGCTGCTGTACCACCTGCAAATGTTGTTGACGCTGCGGGAGATAATGCTAAATAAGCACCTGATGTAGCTACTGCTGGCTCACCTTCAACCATAGACATTTCGAGATAGTCCTCGAAACGAATACGTGTTTCATGGTTTGATTTTACATACCATAAATATCCTGTACCGCCTTCTTCGTCAGCTATTTCTACCCATCCGATTTGTGCCATATCAGAACCCGAAACTTGGTATGTATCTTTTAAGATAATTGGCTTGTTGTCAAAGAAAACATCTTGTGCTTCTAATGACCCAACCATACCTGCTGACCCTTTAACAAATTCAGAACCGTAAACAAATGAAGTCACAGTAGAACTGATGAATACGTCCGTTGGCATTAATCCGTAATAAACAACGGTAAATGATGTTGCTGTAACTACTGTAATTAATGCTTTTCTTGATTGTCCATTTGAACTTGATAAAAATACTGTTTGACCTACTCTGTAAGCCATAGTACCTAATGGATTTGTAAATACTTGCGTACCATTCGCACCCGATAAAGCACCAACGGTTAAGCCTGTATATTTTACGTGTAATCTACCTTGTTCAGCCCATTTAATCATGTCTGAATTAGTAGGAATTTCAGCACTTACTTGACGCAAAAAAGATGCGATTGAACGATTGCCATAACGCTCAAATTCTTTTTCAAACGTGTCGGGTAAGAACTGATTTAAAAATTGAAAGCTAGAACTACCTAAATAGTTAGAACTTAGTGTGACCTTTTGAAGGGCGGGAGTTAACCCATAAGAGGGTGAACTCTGTAATGATCCTGCCATTTTTTAATTTTTTTTAATTGTTAATATTATTTTGATACTCTCACTTTGAGTCCATTTTCAAACTGATCGCCACCAACAACAGAAACATTAAAACCACTTTTGCTAGTTGATTCACGAGCAGGTACAACCTTGTTCATGTCAATATTCTTACTTGCTTTCGCTGTTTCTGTAACAGAATCGGCTACTCCTTGTTCGTAAAAATACTTTGCAACTGCGTCAGGATTCATTGCAAATGCTAGTGCTTTATGATATTGCCCTGCATCTTTAATAAAACCCTCTTCGTTTAAGTGTTTTGATATGAAATTACTCACATCGCTTTGTTGTTGTAACAATTTAGTTGGTTCATCAGGCTTGTACAAAAATTCTTTTTCTCCGACTTTAATTCCAAAACCTTTGAAATCATCATTGAATAATTCTTTTGTTTTCTGCATGAAAAAATCACTTAATTGCTTGCCTTTTGTTTCATTTTGCTTTGAACTCTCTGCATATTTTCTAAATTCCTCATAAGCAGTTTTTTCAGCATCACTAAGATTACCCGCACTTGACGCAAGTGGAGTTTTATATTCTTCTTTTTGCTTATTAAAATACTTTAAGGCATCTGAAAGGTCTTTTTTTAGTGCAATTTGCTTTTGCTTAATCTCTTTATCATCATCCAAGTCAGCGTCAAACGTATATTTATTGTCCATCATGAACTTAATATCGTCTGCCTCTAATTCGGGATTCTCTAAAGACAAGTATTCGGCAATTACATTTAGTGGTTGCTCCTTTGTGAAGTCTCTATTCAATTTGATAAAATCTTCAATCGGACGATTAGTCTCTTTTTTGAATTTCATCATTGCTTGAATATCATCGGGAATTTCCACTTTACTATTCCGTAGCGTTTCTACTTCATTGTATAATTCGTCTATGGAAGCGTAATCTTTGTTAAACTTTGTTTTAATCTTAGAAAGAACTATACTATCCTCGTCAATTGGATCGACTTTGGTAGTTTCTTGCTTCGCTTTTGGCTCTTTTTCTACTTTCGGCTCTTTAGGTTCAGAACTAGGTAATTTTACCTTTTCTACACCTTCCTCTTTTTTCGGAGGTTCGCTAGTAGCTTGTTGAACTTCTTGCTCATGCTTGGTTACTAATTCTTGCTCAATTTCTTGAACAGATTTTTCTTCGTGTGTGACTTCTTTTACAATAAACGCCATTGAATTTAATTTTATTTATACAAATGTAAGTATTAATTCTATTTAACATAATAATTTTCATAATGTTTCTATTTAACATAATGTGATTTTTTCGATCAATTTTTTTTGATTTGACTAATTGCATAGCCCCTTCTTTCCTTCATAACCATTAAATAAGAATGATTAACAAAGTTTCTACATCTACTAAAAATACTTTAGATGCTTCAATGCCCACGACAACTCCCATTTCCTCTATGGTATGACTACTTATGGTTAAATCACAAATGTGATATGAAGGACTCGTCAACAAGGGTATAGTTGGAGCGAGATTTGTAGTAGTTAATTGACTTGAATTGAGTTCCATCACTTCTCAATTCCTTTGTTGTTGGACTGTTTTCATTTAACTTTAAAAGCGTATGGTAAGGGTGAAAACACGAAAAGACCGTAAAAATAAAAACCCCGAATATAATTGTAGATAAAACTACGCCTATATTCGGGTTGCTTTTATCACATAAAGATAAGTGTCCACCCATATCAATATGCGAATATTTTTTATTGTATCTTTCTATGTTTTTATGACTGTGGACGGTCATTTTATTATTATTTAGGATGTAAAAGTACTAAAATATAAATAAACTCAAAATTATTTTAAATATTATTTGGTGGTATAAAAAAGTGTAATTACATTTGTCATTACAATGAACAAAGAGAAAGTTATACAAATCAGAATAACTGATACGCTTAAAAAGAAGTTTCAAAAGTTTACTAAAAAACAGAACGTATCAATGAGCGAATATTTATTAGATGTAATTAAAAAAATAACACAATGAATGATACAATAAAATTTACAAAGTGGTGTTTTGATAATAACTATGTTCCGAATAATTCGTTTTTATGGTTCGACTATAAATTATCAAGCAAAGAGGTTGTATTTTATACAATAGAGCAACTTTATAAAAAGTATAAAGATTCACCTAGTGAGGAATTACCAATAGATATAGATTCTGTTGCAGAATTAGGATGGCAAAAACGACTATCTGATCGAGGAATGTCAGATAATTATGGGGCATCTTTTATAAAAGAAGACAAGTCTTTCCCCCAAGCAAATTACGAACTTTCTTTTTGGAGAAACACAAGCAGAGTAAGAATAAATAGGATTAATGGCGTAATTTTTGACGGAATAATTAAATCTAAATCAGAATTGAATGACGTAATGGGATATTTACAAATACCTATCTAGGATTAACTCAACATCTTCTCACAACGAAACGAGAATTTAATTAAATTGATAACATTGTTAAAATTAGCAGTAGAGAAATGAAACACGAAAGACCGAATAGTATAGTTTATAACATGGATAACATGGAGTTTATGGCTAGTGTGCCAGATAAGTATTATGATTTGGCGGTGTGCGATGTCAACTATGGTATTTGTGAGGATGGTAGAAAAAATCATACAAGGAGTAAACTAGCAAAATCAAAAGATTATAGAGATCGAAGCCGTTATGATGAAACCGCGCCCCCGCTAGAATACTTTGCAGAATTACATAGAGTTTCAAAAGATATTATTCTATTTGGTGCAAACCATTATATAAGTCGTAACGCTATTGATAGTAGTTGCTGGATTATTTGGGATAAAAAAAACGGAGAAAATGATTTTGCTGATTGTGAGTTAGCATGGACATCATACAAGACTGCAGTTAGAATATTTAGGTATAAATGGCAGGGTATGATTCAAGAGGATATGAAAAATAAACAAAAGCGTATTCATCCAAACCAAAAACCAATAGCCCTATACGATTGGATATACAAAAACTACCTACCCAACGGCGGTAAAGTTATAGATACTCACTTAGGTAGCGGGAGCAACCGTATATCAGCACATAAGCGAGGTAATATAATATTTGACGCTTGTGAATTAGACGTGGACTACTTCAATGATGGTAACGCTCGCTTTGATGAGTTCATCATGAAGTATGAACCTGCAGAATTACACCCAATTACTAAACAAGGACAATCAAAACTATTCTAATAACCCAACCCCAATTCGAACAACTATTTAGGACTAAACTCACCTAAATCCAATCCGTCCAAACTGTCATTATTAGATTCAAAGTTTATAGGCGAAGCCCCTTTTTGTCGTTGGTCAATTAATTGAGATTGTTGAGTCGCTTGTAACTTGGTACGGTTATCTTTAGCATCCTCTTTTAGTTTATCACGTTTGTCAACTAATTGATTCGCCATCCCATCCAATTGTACATTATAGCCAAACTCTTTTTCCATAAGTTGCGCTTTCAATCCTGCTTCATGAGTTAATCTTTTCATATCCGCTTCTGATTGAGCGTTGATAATACTCATTTTAATTTGTCCTTCCGCTTCTATTATTTGCATCTTAGATTGTGCCGAAGCATTAGCCGATTCTACATTACTTTGAGTTTGCATTTGCATCTTCGCTTGCTCGTTAGCCATCGTCTTAGCCTCACGATCTTTTTTCTTTTTCTTTAAAAGTTCATTTGCTAATGTCAAGTCGCTAATATTTTCAATGTCAATTGCATCATCTAAAGATATATCGCCTTTACTCAAAGCCATTTGGATATAACCTTGCAACTTAGCCTTTTCTTCTGCATCAGGGAGTACATCTATGAATATCCCAAAATCATGCAAATAAAGATTTTTAATATCTTCAAGTGTCGCTACATTATACTTACCAACTTGCGAAATAAATTCTTCTCTAAAATCAGAATACTCTAACAAGTCAGCAATACGTAATGATATAGCCTCTGCCATACGCTTAGTAATAAACATCGAACCTTGTAAGATATGTCGAGTAGCAGTATTAGAATTAGCAGCAGCCAATTTCTGAACACCAACTAATGCATTTGGATCAGGGTCGCTACCATCACGAGCCTCGTTTAAGCCCGTAACATCACGAAGCATAGAAAGACTTTGGTTATACATCCCAACCAATGCTTGTATCTTACTTTGTCCACTATTTTTATTTAATTCTTGTACAGGGATACGAGCGTGATTATATTCACCACTTTGAGTAAAACTACGTCCAATAACACTACCTGTCTCAAAGTATAATTTCAATGCATCTTGTGGGCTATACGTTCCACCATTACCCAAATCAATTTCATTTAATCCATCAGCGTCAATATAAACACCATCAGGCACTAACTTACTTACTACTTGTTGTAATTTCAAATGGGTCATTTGGATATTATCTGCAAACGGTATCATTCTACGAGTAAGTGATTCAATACGACCTTTATACATTCTAGGCGCACAAGCAATATAATTAGGTAACGCATATTGAGAAGAACTATCAGGACGTACCATATTCTTAGATAATTCCCACTTCAATACCATACTACTACCTAAAATCATTATCCCTTCATACCAAACATCAATAGTTCGCTCAATCGTTTCAAAGTATTCATTTGGTGGTGGCGTAAAAGAATCATTTTTTGCAATAACCCTTTCTAATCCATTAGCCAATTTCTTTTTCTTATGTACAAACTTTTTAGTCGTTTTGTAATTATAGTAAAGTAGATTGACAACATCTTTTTGAAATAAATCATCTCTATAACCCCTCATTGAAGTATATTCATCTCCCCACATACCACTAATCGCTGATATTTCTTCAAGTTCTTCTTTAGAAATATCGGGCTTGATTTTATACAATTCAGTTATCGGTGTTGCCTTAACTTCTCCCCAATAAAATACGTCATCAAATGTAGGTGATTCAGTATAAGAATAAACCACATTGGCGGGGTCAACATAGCTAAGACTAATTCCACTATTCGGCAGAAATTCATGTTTAGCCATGCCTACCCCTAGAACAGTTATGTCGTAGTCGAATCTTGGCTTAATAGTAGATTCGTATCGGTTTTGTTCCATGACAGTTTTAATTGCCATTTGTTCTGCTATCTCAATGCCTGGCTTAAAATTAAGTTGCATATATAAACTAACCTCTGATGGCGAGTTAGGCACATCTTCTTCGGGCATACTATACGCATTTACGCCAAACTTTTCTTTTGCAACTTTTAATATGTCCTTTGAGTACATATTATTTTCTACTTCTTGTTGGAAACTATTACGTTTCTCACCACTCATTATATCAACCGCTTCTGTACGAATTTTGTACAATCTATCTTGCATTCCGTTGACAACAATATCAACAAATTTAGGGATAGTCGGCACAGGTGTCCAATCAATATTTAGATGTGATAAATCGCCATCTGTTGAGAATAGCGTTTTATATTTTGCTGTGGATTGTTCGCCACGAGCATATAATCTTAGTTTGTGAAAGTCGATCCATTGATCGTAGTAACGGCAACTACCGCTTCTCTTGCTGAACCATTCCGAACAAATTGATGAACCTATCAAGTATCCGTATTCTTTTGTTTGCTTTTCAGCGTCACTTACTAAAACACTTGGGAAAGCTGTACTGTAAGTTACTAATTTAGGTGGAATCTTATTCACGTTCTAATATTTTACTGACTAAACCTCTGTTGTCATATTTTGTAAAGTTAAGCGAAATTTTATTAGATTTAATTTCAGGCAAATATATATGTTTTTGAGTTGCCATAATAGCTAATCCCGAACTAATTGATGCGTCAAAGTCTCCACGATTACGAATATCGAATTTTGACCAATCAATTAAGGTTTCATTGAACGGCATATTACCTATATCTTCCGTATCTCGATACGTTCCTGCACGATCATAACCCACATATTTTTCAATATAAGTTTGGATTGCATCAGCGTGTGCTTGTATAATATCTTCACTACTATTTGGGATACCACCTAGTTCTAGTTCCGTTGCAGATAATTTAGCAAGGTGTTTATCGGGTCTATTCATACTAAACGCTCGATACCCTCTATTCTTAAAGTGGTAAAGCAAGCGATATTTATTACTCTCTACAAGTATTGGCAT